ACCGACCATTCCAACTAACAATAATCAGCTAACTAACGGAGCTGGTTACATTACAGCTGCACAAGCCGGAGGTAACCCGGCAATTGAGGACAACAGTGGCACGCCGGTTCTTGCTACAGGCATCACTGCTGCTGAAGTTCGGACACTGATTGGTGCTGGTACTGGTACTTCAAACTTTTCTGGCTCGTACACCGACCTAAGCAACAAACCAACAATCCCGTCTGCTACGAGTGATTTAACCAACGACTCAGGTTTTATCACTGCTGATGCCACCAAACTGCCGCTTGCAGGTGGCACCATGAATGGTGACATTGCAATGGGAAGTAATAAGGTGACTGGTCTTGGTACACCTAGTGCTACTGGTGATGCTGCAACTAAAGGATATGTAGACACACAGATTAGTAATAGTGGTGGTGGAACTGTTACCAATGTTTCTGGTACCAGCCCTATCAGCGTTACTAACGGCACATCTACACCTGCTATTTCTATTTCCGCTGCTACAACATCAGCAGCTGGAACAATGTCTAGCAGTGATAAATCTAAGCTAGATGGTATTGCCAGTGGTGCAGAAGTAAACGTTCAAGCAGATTGGAATGCGACTTCAGGGGATGCTTTAATCCTCAACAAACCTACAATTCCAACTAACAACACCCAGCTCGCCAATGGTGCTGGTTATATCACCTCAGCAGACGGTGGAGATGCTACCACTTTGGACGGTCTCGACAGCACTGCGTTTTTAAGGTCCAATGCAGATGATTCTGCTTCTGGTGCTTTGACCATTAAGGACACCGTTCATACAAATTACACTTCCTCAAACACTGATATCACCGGTCTTGTTAGTGGAAGCACTTTCGGCTCACTGATACAACCTACACCGTCCGCACACCTTGTCATTGGCTTGAGAGATAACGATGCAGCTGACAGCTTCTCGGTTGTTTCAGGTAGCGGCAACTGGAATACAGATAGCACCTACGACAAGTTGGTTTTCGCCGCTAAAGCTAATGGCGATCTTTTTGCTGGCAGCAACAAGATCTGGCACGAAGGTAATGATGGTGCTGGTAGTAATCTTGATGCAGATAAACTTGACGGTCAGCAAGGTTCTTATTATCTAGATTACAACAATTTCACCAACACCCCAAGTAGTGGTGGCGGTGCTGCTGACGTTCAAGAGTTCACAAGCAGCGGCACTTGGACTAAGCCATCTGGCTGCACAATCGTTGAAGTCTACGTGTTCGGAGCCGGCGGTGGCGGCGGTGGCGGTGGCACGACTAATGGGTCAATCACAGGCAGTTTTTCCGGTCCTGTTTTCGGGCGCTCTGGTGGTGGCAGCGGTGGGAGTTTTATTAAATACAGATTTGAGGCTAGTAGTCTTGGCTCCACTGTTTCCGTCACTATTGGCGCCGGCGGTAGCGGTGGAAATGGCACAAACAGCACCACGACTTACAACCACGGCTCAGCCGGCGGTGACAGCTCTTTTGGCACACTTGTTGCAAAAGGTGGGATAGGTGGACCCGCTGCAGTGCTTATACCAGACAAATATCGAGTTACAGGCTCAAGCATACAAACTGCCTATAACTACCCCGGCGCACTTAGTAGTACCTACAGGATTCCGGGGCAAGCTTTTGCAAATTGGCTTGAATTTATTTACCCAACAACGACAGGCCCTTCTTACGAAGGTAATGCCACAGCTAACGCTGATCTACCCTGTCCTGGGGGTAACGGTGGGGGTCTTGTCGATTACGCAAATGGAACCAACGTAGACGCTGGCCTGGGAGCTCAAGGCATGTTTGCTGAGTTGCATTCGACTGGCAATAGCTCAGTCTATAACTATTACGGTTTAAATGCTGGAGCTGTTAATGCCAATTCCGGCTCAAATGGAAGCAACAAATTCCAAAGTGCTAACGGTGGGGCTGGGCGCAACACTGCTGGCACAGCTTCCAACGGTGGCAATGGAGGTATAGCCGCTGGCGGTGGCGGCGGTGGCAGCGTTATCCAAGCCAGCGGTACTGGCGGAAACGGCGGTACTGGCGGAAACGGTTATTGCATAGTTTATTCTTGGTAAAAAATATGTCTCATCCTTATGTAATTATTGAAATAGAAACTGGTGTTTATGTCAACCGCGTGGTTGCTGATTCACCGTCTGATATTGCACTAAAAGAAGGCCAACAAGTTGTAGATGACGACCCATCGCTCTACACCATGCCTTCAGTTGCACCGATGGAATCTGCAACACCTATGCCACTTCCTGAGGATCCAGTTGAAGCACAGCGGATTCTGTTGGAATTAGCACAACAACCCCTTACCCTTTAAAATTTATGATCACCCTTATCCGTCCAATTCTGTTCAGCTTTCTGAACTCTGACAAAGTGAAACTTCTTATCGTTGACATGCTCACCAAACTGGCTGAGTCCACGGATAATGAAGTTGATGACAAAGCCGTGGAATTTATCCGTAACGGTTTGTTCCCTGCACCTAAGCTCTAATGGATTTAGGGGAGCCACCTGCGCTTCCTTATATGGCCCTTCCAGAACCGCTTGCATTGCCGGTTCCGATACTGGAGGTACCAGATGCTCATGTACCTAGTTACAAGCCCATTGTGGTGCCTCCTAGCGCCCTTAGAGCGCCTCCTGGAGTCAAAGGGAAACCGTTAGAAGGCAAACAACCAAATACACCTAAAACCAATACACCTAAAGCACCAGAGATGGACTATGTGACGGTGCCTCTTATTGATAAAGAGGTACCAGTCCCTAGTCAAGAAATTCTGGTCACTGCCGTGAGCACAGCAACTGTGTCTGTTGCGGCCACCCTTACAGCTACTGCAGTTTTTAAACGTCTTGTTTCTCTGTTCAAACCCATCATTAAAACTGCATGGACAAAGATAACCAAAAAAAAGAAGGATTCATCAAGTTCCTCGTCCTCGTCTGGTCAGCCGGACTCTTAACGGCGTCCTATGCAGGATGGATGGAAAAGATGGATCCTACCTATGTTGCTTCTATTCTTAGCGGCACATTGGCAACGTTCTCTATCACCCGTGAAAAGAAAGAATGAAACATCTACTAGCACTACTAGTTTTCACGCCAGCAGTAGCTCTTGGTCAGACTGTTACGCCTAATTTTACACAAGGCAGTATGCAGGCCACTACAACTACTACAACCACCATTGACCGAGTTATTGAAACAGAGGTTATGGGTGGTACCTATTCCTCATGGTCTGGCACAAATGTAACTCCAAGTGGAGATATCTCCGATTCTGCAACTACTTACTCGGTTACTACCGCAGGAGATCCGTGGCAGCTGGAGATCACGTCTCGCACAGCAGGAGTAATCGAAGACATCACGATTACCGAAGACATCGACATCACTTCTACTACTACCTCGTTGTCTATCTTCTCGCAATAGGTCCTGCATATGCTGAGGAACCTCGCGTACAGAATACCTCTAATCCTGTTGCCGCTGCTACTGGCAACGTCACAAATCAAGCGGTGCAATTCCAGAACAATGGAGCTCCGTCACGTCAATACTTTGCAGGGTCCAATTCCTGTAATGGTCCGACAATGACACTAAGCCCATTCATGATGGGTAATGAAACTAGACCTGTAGACCCTGATGGCTATGTTAAAAACTCCAACTGGGGTGCACAGGTTAATTTTATGGTGCCGCTTGATAGTGGAATGATCGAGCAGTGCAAGGCAATAGCAAAACGACACGAACAAAAAATGCGGCTCAACTACGAGCTAATCAGAGCAGAAAAATGTGCAGACCTTATGAGAAAAGGTTTTACGTTTAGACCTGGCTCACGTGTCGAACACTTGTGTAATGACATAGTTCCAATCGTATCTATAAACAATGCTGGAAGCACTAGTGAGCGTAGCGATAGCCGGGATAGCCGGCGGAGCAGCGCTGAATAACAGACTCCACCAAAGAGTAAATAACGTACATGACCGCATCAGTGGTCTTGACCGGCGTATAGATGCAATTGAGCTTGGCGTTGCCCAGGACTATGTGTCTAAAGCCGACTTGTCAATTATGACAAAGCGAATGGAAGACCACATGGTGCGTATTGAAAACAAATTAGACCAAATAGTTTTACGACATGGCGCATAAAAAAGCGACAGAGGATCAATTTAACGAACTGCATAATCTGGTCACCAAAGAGTTTCTGAGCCGCATCAAGTCGGGCGAAGCATCTACACAAGACCTAAAAGCAGCGTGTGATTGGCTAAAGACTAACGACATCAGTGGTGTGGCATTTAATGGCAACCCGCTGGACAAGCTTGCAGCCGTTATTCCTGAAATCGATCCTGAATTAGTACAGAGCAGACTTTATGGCAAGAGGAGTTAGTAACCCTGGCCGGACTGCCAGGCATTATCGAAGCAATGCAGCATCTAGAGCTAAACACGTAGCAGATAACTCACCTGGCGGTAAATACGCCAAGTCAAAAGCATACAAACGTGAGCATGCAAATGCTCGTAACAGGCTAAAGATTCGTGGAGACCAAGATGCTGTCCGTAAGAACGGAAAACTTGTTGCGGGTAACCGCAAAGCAAATCGCGCACGCGGAGGACGCGATCGCGCATGACACCACTTCTGCCTACTCCTAATCACTACCTTCATAACTTAGTAACCATGACAAGCAGCGAAGCTACCCGTCTTTGGCGTAAAGCCATCAAGGAAACCTTTGACTGTACATGTGTTTATTGTGGAAAATCTTATGAATTACATGAACTTACTCTTGATCACGTTCGTCCTCGCTCTTCTGGCGGGGAAACGATTACAAGCAACATCGTGCCAGCTTGCACCTGTTGCAATCAAAGAAAAGGTAGTGAGGAGTGGCAGGGCTGGATGAGAACCGAGTTTGGTGTTAACCGGCTCCGAGAACACGTGATTAAAACTCACATCGCATGACACCCAAATAAATATTTAATCGGCGGCCAAAAGGCCGCTTTTTTTTATGCCAAAAGGTAAGACCGACAGGTCTTATCTTTCGTATCCGCAGACTCAATCTGAACGGGAAGCGGCTTTAGCAGCGCATATGTTTGCCATAGAAAATGATTTACAACGACCTCAGTTTGTTGACGAAAATGGCACTATCCATCGTTGGGATCCGAAAGGTAAGACTAAAAATGGCCGTACACGGTATGGCCTAATTCAAACTGATCTAAAACTACAACGTAATGCACGTGATCGTGCACGCCGTTTAGATGGTGCTTTAACAGTAGCTGATTTTGAAGCTGCTTTTCCTGGTAAAGGAAGCGCCTTATACGCAGCTGAAAAACATAAACTAGATCAAATATACAAAGAAACTGAAGACTATGAAGATGTAGACCACATTTGGTCATTAGCTTCAGGTGGTTTACATGCATCTGCCAACCTTCGAGCTTTGTTAGCTGAACAGAATCGATCTGAAGGTGATCGTGGCGAACCAAGCCCTTTAATGCAAACAGCTTATATGCTTGCTCGGGACAAACTTGATCAAGTTCGTTTACAAGGTCCAGCAGTTGCTCCTCGTGTAAAACTAGTTGAAAGCCGTGGTGCTATCGGTCTTGCGTTTGCCGACAGGGTAGAGCAAGCTGAAGCACTCTTTACGTTTGGACGTGACGGTGAGCAACTAATGAATACTGTCGCTGATGTTGTTGATAACGAGTTCGTTCCAATGCGACCCAAAGCTAATGACCTTGGCAAACAACTAGGCGAAAAAATCGTTAATGGTGCTAACGGTGTTGCAGAAAAAATAAAAGTAAGCAACGGCGGGACTCCACGTTCTAACGGTCGTAACCGCGTCAAACTTCAATCCTAATACTAATACCCTTAAATGCCTAGAAAACGCCGCACAGGCGCTTCTAGGGGTGCCTCTGTAGCAATACAACTGCAACAGGATTTCAAGCTGTTTCTACAAGCCTTGTGGTCTCAGCTTGATCTCCCTTCCCCTACACGAGCGCAATATGCCATTGCAGACTATTTACAAAATGGTCCGAAACGACTACAGATTCAAGCCTTCCGTGGTGTCGGTAAGTCATGGATTACTGGAGCGTTTGTTCTTTGGACTCTATTTAATGACAAAGAAAAGAAGATAATGATTATCTCTGCCTCTAAAGAGAGAGCAGACAACATGTCCATCTTCCTACAAAAACTAATCATTGAAACACCATGGTTGAGTCATTTGAGGCCTACAAGCGACGACGCGAGATGGAGTCGTATCTCCTTCGACGTAAATTGCTCTCCTCACCAAGCCCCATCCGTCAAATCCGTCGGGATTACTGGCCAATTGACTGGCAGCCG